ATAAATGCTGATGCTTCACCGTGAACGAACCCTGTTAAGTAGAGCGAAGGGCTTGAAAAGTTGAATGTAGGTTGAGCCCCCAAAAATTGATTTGGGAATGTTTCGATTTTGAAAAAGGTGTCAGGCGTGTATTCACTGCAAATGGCCTTCATTAAAACGCTATCCTGAGCAGCCATTGACCCTCTATTGACTAAAGTTGGAGTTAGGTTAAGGTTAGAATAGATAATAGGATAAGGCGAAACAAACCATTCAACATACATAAGGGGAGCCCCGTCTGTTGAAGGAATGGCATCTTGAAAAATGTCCATTTGAACTACATTGTGGCGTTTTTTGCTTTGAAGGTTGATTTGTTTTTGAACAATTCCAAACCCGTTAGCATCTAATTCTAATGTTGGAACTTCGAGACTTTCCCGTATTTCATGAATTGCCATTATTCCCCACCCGCCTTTTTGTGTGCGGCCTTAACGCAACGCTTGAAGCCGCCTTTTTTCCACTTTCCATTTTTCAATTTATAGTTAGGTGAAAGTTCTTCAAAGATTTTCCCGTACCTTTTGGCATACGCTGAAGGCTTACGCTTCTTCTTTTGTGGGCTCTTGACGGTTTCCTGGTTTGAAGAATCAAGGACCTCTTGAACATCTTCAACATTACCACCGGTAGGCAAAACGGTTTCACCAGCTCTGAAATAATACATCATAGACGGTGAACCTTCAATCATATAGGCTTGAAAAGCAGGAATACACACGACATCAACGGGAAAAACGGTCTCACGATCGCCCACTATTAGCCCGGTTAATGCGCCAATACCGCCCCCAACAGGGCCTCCTAATGCTGCTCCGGTGGCTGCTAAAGATGAAGATAGTATAGCCTTAGATTGAGCCCTTTCAAGACGCTTACCCATTTAAGCCACCCCTTAAAGGTCCTGGCTTTGTTGAATCATCTCGCTCATGTCCTTTTCCGTCAATTTGACGGGAGAGCCAATAACCATAATATCAATTTCAAGGGTTCGGTCATTTGAAGCGATTGTTTGAGCGCAAACGCCAATGAGCAAATCACTTACGACATTGTAGCCTTCGGGGTGAAGGTCAGGTGTCCCGTATTCGGTCCATTGATTCTGGAACGTTTGAGTAGCAGTTTCCTCACATGTAGTCATCTCAAGAATAGAAATCACATCAGGCGAAGCGATACCAACGTCTGGGGCGTTCTCATAGGCCGTTGTAGTTGTAAAGAGTTTGATTGCTCCCAATGAGCCCGACCCAAAGGTAAGAAGGGGGTCAAGAACACCGGTAGCAGTTGAAGGGTCTCTGATTTGGTAACGGACTTCCTTAACTGCAAAACCTTCTTTCTTATACACGTTCACAAAGTCGGACATGTCTACTCGGCCATATACAAGAGCAGTGTTGCCGGATGCATCTACGTCAAATTGAAGTCGGTCTCTTAGGATTAGGTCATTCGTGCCTTTTGCCATGACGATGGGTTTTAGTGAGGGCTTATATTCCTAACGGTCAAAAAATATGATTTTCTTTTTCTCTCTCTCTCTCTCTCTCTCTCTCTCTCTCATAAATAAAAGAATAAATAATAATAAAGGATGACTAAGTGGAAGAGTCATGGGCAGAAAAGCAGACCCCAAAGGAAAGGACCGAACGCGGACAATTGTTTTAGCCGGTGATGTGGCCGAAATCGCTCAAAAATTAGCGGATAAAGGCGAATTATCCCGTACTCTTTCAGAACTCTTACGCTTCAATTATGGTTTTGGAGACGCATTAGATGAGAAAAAGCGAGAACTTGAGGCTGCTCATGAACAAAGAATCCAGCTTCAACGTTTGGAGGAATCATTAGCAAATGAAATAGATGAATTAGAGAACACGGTTCTGCAACAGGACACAACAATAAGGCCAAATCTTGAGAAAAGGAAAGAAATCTTACTGCAGCGTCGAAACGATGTCCAAATAAAATTAGAACGTTCCTTCTCTACTCATGACGAGATGCGGTATATTATTCAAGCCAGGAACTTAGACGATCTCATAAATGAAGTAAATCAACAATTGGAGGAGTTGATTTGATGAGATGCTGCGGGAGATGGTTAGAAATTACAAGGACAAGCGAGGCAGTGTGGATTCATTGTGAATTATGCGGCTTTTGCATGAAGGAGGAAGATGAATGAAACACGTTTTCAAAAGAACTCACATAACGGCTACACCGTTTGATAATCCCCACATTAAACGAATTATCAATGAAGAAGTAAGGGTTCAAACAAATAGAGTTAAGAAAAAAATAAGGGTATGCGACCCGTTCGCCCGTGAATCCTGGCTTACAACAAAACCTCAAGGTATTATTGGAATAACAAACGACCTCAACCCTGAAATGCCGACTGATTATCACATGGAGGCCCGTGATTTTGCTAAAAAAATGTATGATGACGGTGAAGAGTTTGATTTAATTTTGTTTGACCCACCCTATAATTTGTCGCAATTAAAACGGCAATATGATGGAATGGGTAAGGACCTTGAATTATGGCAGACATTAAACCCATTTGGTGAATGTAAAAATTATTTAGCGGGGTGTCTGGCCGCTGGTGGTTCAATTATTTCATTTGGTTTTGGTTCCAGAGCATTTGGGACTTATCGAAACATGCAAAGAATAGCCATTTACAATTTTGAACCTTCGGGCACTGAATGGCGGTATAATATTCAAGTTGTTGTTGAGCGACGTCTCCAACGATCTCTCACATCATTTGAGCCAATTGTGGGAATTGAAGAAGAATAATGGCGTAAAGCAATTTTTCACACCAGGCTATCCGGTGATTTTGTTCTTCATCAATTGGCTCTATCATGCTCAAACCATCTTAGTATTGCCATTATCCTCTTTCAAAAGAGGCACTTGACGAGCTCGAACCGGTCCGGCAACCAAACCTCTATTGACATTCAACCTTAACCAATCGGGGATTTGTCCTTTCGCAGTGTCCAAAGCACCAAACGCGGCATCAAAGGCTTGCATACTGCGGGCTGCTTTTAGATATGTTCTTACGTTCCCTGTTGAAAGCATCTTTTCACTGTCCGTTGATGAATACGGGAGGAAAAAGTCAGCAAGGGCATTACCTCTTAGCATGCGTTCCGGCCTGATTCCTCCATATTTCCACATTGGGAATATTTGCCCAACGTTCCTGGAAGGTTCAATTGTCCGGCCTTGCTGCATTAGGTTCATTCCTTGAGCGACGGATCGTTCACGAATCACCGCCAGACCATAAGGAACAATCCCAATATTAGATGATTCCGTTGCGATATATACGCTGAAGGCGATATTTGAAATAAATGCTGATGCTTCACCGTGAACGAACCCTGTTAAGTAGAGCGAAGGGCTTGAAAAGTTGAATGTAGGTTGAGCCCCCAAAAATTGATTTGGGAATGTTTCGATTTTGAAAAAGGTGTCAGGCGTGTATTCACTGCAAATG